TCATCTTTCTTAAATAGTCTACTTTAGTTTGTCCTGCATCATCAAATGCATCAAACCAAACTGTTTTTACCTGTAGACCATAATCTTTTGTAAGTTGATCTATTGTGTAAAAAGATTCTTTTGCCATACCTTTTATTTTTTTCTTGTGCCAATGTCTTGGACCCATGTATTTAGATATGTTTTCTATTTGTTTGTAAGACAATGGTTGTCCTTTTAATGCACCTTCCCATGCAGTTGCTGCTTCGTGTAAATCTTTTTCTGTGCCTCTTCTGTATCGTGATGAATAATATAATCCACGTTGATACAAAGACTCTTCTATATCTTTTAATAAATGTTTAGTTCTAGCTAACACCAACCACTCTCCTGTTGACATATCAATTGTATCAGCACTGTAATGTCTGTGTAAACTTCCTTGTACAGTTTTTGGTTGCCATGTTTTATCTATCCTGTTTCTAATTCTATTAATAATACCCATTGCTATACCGTGTACTTTAGCCGGTATTCTAAATGATTGTGTAAGTGGTAAGTATTGTCCTTCTAAAGCTATAAAAGAATCTACATCTGCACCAGCCCATTTGTATATTGCTTGATCATCATCACCTGCAATAAAAGAATCTTCTGTTTTATTCCATATTGTTCTAGCCATGTCCCATTGCATTAATGACAAGTCTTGTGCCTCATCAATAAATACTACATCAAACTTTGGTGATTTGTCTGACTTTGTAAACTCTGTAATCATGCCATTAAAATCTATTAAGTTATATTCTTTTTTGTATCTAGCTAATTCATTGTCTATAATTTTTAATGTGCTTCGCTCAAGATCTTGTGTGTGTTCGTGTAAATCAAACTGTTGTTCTGGTGTTATATTTCGTAGTTGTGCTAGTTGTATAATGCGTAAATATTCACTGTCAGAATTAAATGCACTGCCTTGGTCTTCTTGGTAATCTGCATACGTTACAGGAAAACCTAATTTTTTTCCTAAATCTTTGTAATGTCTTTGTTGCATAACTTGATCTTTTTTTATTCCAAGTTTTCTAAATGCAAGTGAGTGCAGCGTTCTAAAATATGGTAGGTCATCTTCTGTTAAATTAAATTTTTTTATTGCTCTGTCCCTTGCTTCGTATGCAGCTTTCTGTGTAAATGCAAAGTATCCAACTTTATCAGGATCTGTATTTTTTAAGTAGTCATCTACTTTGTTTAACAATGTAGTTGTTTTTCCTGTGCCTGGTGGTCCTAATACAATTGTTCTCATTAATAAGGGTCTTTCGGTTTAAGTTCTTTTGGTGTATAATCATCTGTTTTTTTATCAAATTGTTTTACAACAAAAACTGATATTCTTTCTTTACTAATTCTTTTGTCATCACAGTTGCATGTTTCTTTTAACATTTGCGCTGTACGTGAGTATGGCACATCCCAACGTTTTCTAATTAAAAATTGATTGTAAAATTTATCAAATATAAAATGATGATAACCATCTTTAGTTAACACACCACCACGTTTTAAATCTTTTATATCAGAACCTATATGTCTATCTAAACAAAACTCTTCTAAATGATTTTGTAGTTGATCCTGCGTAGTCACACCTTCTGGTGGATCTATTGGTTCGTGGTTCTTCATTAGTGGGTTTATAATCATGTCCCAGTCTTTAGGTTTGACTGTTGGTGGTTTAAAATCTAATTGTTCCATACATGCTTCCTGGAATAAACTTTGTTGTTTTAAAAACTTTACGTTTTCCAAGTGTAGTCGTTCACCATCTACGTTTAGATAATAGTATGGTTTTTCTAATTTAATTTTTTGTAAGTCAGTTAGTGCAGGAAATACTATCTCTTCACCAATACCAAACTTTCTTTCTCTACATAATTTTTTATCACACAGATTACACATCGGTGTATCATTACATTTGTAACCCCATTCTTTTTTATCATGTTGTCTCTTAATTATTTCTACCTCAGACTCACTTAATGGCACAGTTGATGCTGTTGCATTAAACAAAGTCATTTTACTTTTCCATTCTGCTGGCCATTTCTTTTTAGCATACACACCAAAATGAAACATAGAATTGTTACGACCACCTTCTGGTATTTTATTCATAGCCATAAGTTCTATGCATGGTGGTGCGTCAGAGTATTCTGATTGTGGTCTTTCTATTTTTATTTTTGTAATATCTGTTTGTTTAACTGTATTGTATATTGTGTAAAATTCTTCTAGTGTTGCTGCACTACCATCTTCTTTAAATGCATATCGTGTTGTGTCATTACCATTAAAATATGGTAAGTTTAAAAAATTACCTGTATCGTCTGATGATTTTAATTGTATTTGTTTTGGAAAAACTTCTGATCCGCCGTATCCTAATAATGTTTTTATCTCTGTTAGTTTGTCTCTCATTCTTTCTGCTGCTACGGGTTGGTCCGAAAAGAGAAAGACATGTGCCCCTCCACTCTTTGACCTACACACAGCCAAAGGCAGTTTAAATTGTTTTATTTTATCTATTAATTTTTTGTGATCAAAACCTGCGTATGAATCTATATCTACACATCCCCATATACATTGGTTATCTTCGTTAATTGGTATAATACCTAAACTTTGTGCACCATTTAAATGCATGGTCCACAGTTCCGTGGTCACTGGTTGACGTACTACAAATGATTGTCCCTTTAGCTTAACACCATTTTCTGCTGGTGTGGTTACTTTGGTACAACCATGCGCACGTTCCAATCCTTTAAATATTTTTTCAAACATAATTTTTAATGGGCGCTTCCACTCTCGCTTTCACGCCCACTCCTAGGATTTTATTTAGTATGGTGAATCTGATTTTGATTCGTCTGATCCGTGTTTAACTTCTACAGCACCTTTGCCAACTTTATCAGCAAAAGATTTTGCAACTTGATAAACACCTTGATCTTGTACCGGACCAACTTTAGACACTTCCCAACCAAACCATGTTCCTTTGTCATTAGACATTTGCACAGTTTTTAAATTGTAAATGTGGCTGTATGTTGGCGGTGTAAACAAACCATTTTTACCTTGCAGTTTAATTCCCATCATAATGGAATTCCATTTACGACTAATTTTTAATTGAGTCGCTTTCATAGAAATCAAAGCTGTCTGTGGTGAATCACCTAAAACTACTACATAATGATTTGCAGTATTCTCTAAGTAATTACCATTAGGTAATCTATCTTTAAAAGATTTGTCACGAGTAGTTGTACTCATAATGTCTGAACTTGCATCATGTATAGCTACTGGTGAACCTTTACCCTCACCTCTGTCTTGCCATTCTACATATTTTCTTTCGTAGAATGCAGGTATTATATTTATCCCTTTAGTTCCGTCAAAAACTTCGTTAGTGACTGTGTTGAGAATCATGCCTGGTTCTGCACCATCAACATACTTCCCATCTCTCTTGTTAACTTCTGGAGATAGTTGTCCTAATACTTTCAGAAATGGTAGTGCAAGATCTTCTTGCGTCATGTTCTGAGAGCCCTTATCTGCATCAGCTTCAAATAGATTGACTGCTAATGCATTTTCTTTTTTCTCTGTTACTTGGTTCATGTTTATTTGTTCCTTTTTATTGTTGTTTTATTTCCAACAAACACGTTGAAAATTTCCGTTGGCATTTCTTTTCCTGCCTCAATACGCTCACGGACTAACGCTTTGAGAGTCATAGGTTCAACCTTTAATTTTTGTTGAGGTTGATATCCATGACTCTCTGCAAGGTTGGCATAATCAGCCGCCTTGTTATCCTCGTTACGACCAAAAGATACGGATATCTCATTTTTGATTATATCTCCTAGTCCATTGTTACGAAGCCATCCAAACGCTGCTTCTCTATTTGCAATAGAAATGCTTGCGCTATAATTTGGTTTTACATCTACAGAAGATCCATCCATAAGTTTAAGATGTGATAAACCCATCTCAGACATCATGGTTGGAATTACCTCTCCAGATATATTATCAATTTGTTTTTTTGTATTTTTTATGTTTTCTTCTTGTAGTTCAAGTCGTTTGTTTAAATCTTCTAACTTTTCTACTTGATCTGCAAGTGATTGTATGTTGGTTGTTTTTTGCAAAACATTTTCTTGGTCTTGTTCAAAATCAATTGTCATCGATTTCTCCTTTCTCGTATAGATTAATTGAAATAGGATAATATGCTCTTTCTTGTTTATCCCATTTAAGTAAATTATATTTACCGTTTGTCATGTCAGAAACTATTGAGCATGCTACACCAATAATTGCAGGATCACCAGTTAATAATAAATAATCTTCTGTCGTAAAATTTTTTAATGCTTTTCGTAATTTAAAAATTAATGGACCAGGAGAAAATATTATTTGTGAAAATTCTGGTAGTAAAAATTCAAACTTACCATATTTTGCAGCACCCATAATGTTAATTTTTGGTGCGCCTGATTGAGTTCCAGCAACTTCTTGAATTACATAAACTTTATTTTCTTTCATGCTTGACAATATAGGTCCTGTCTATTATATTGTCAACTAGAAAGAAGAAAAACTATGAACTATAAATTTAAAACAAAGCCATACAAGCATCAAATGACTGCTTTAGAAAAGTCATGGAACAAAGAAACTTATGCGTATTTTATGGAAATGGGTACGGGTAAAACAAAAGTATTAATAGATAATATGTCTATGCTTTACGACAAAGGTAAGGTAGATGGAGCATTAATTGTAGCTCCTAAAGGTGTTGTTGGCACGTGGTATAGCAATGAATTGCCTACGCATTTACCAAGTCACATAGAAAATGTGACTGTATTGTGGCAACCAAATATAAACAAA